CAGCGCCACCGCATTGAGCCGGAACACCGCGAGGTTCTGTTCCACCCACAACCCGCGCCGACACAGTGACTGGTAGTATTCGTTGTTGGGTCCGTAGAACGAGCACAGGATTTCGGACTCTTCCATCTCCTGCAACGCGTCGTAACCCTCGCCCTCACCGATGTGGATAAACACCGGGCGGGGATCGGTACGTGTGTTTGTGGTACCAAACGCCATCCAATTGACACTGATGTCGGGACGCAGCGGCGGTTCCTCCTGCCAGCGCGGACGCACCAGGGTTGGGTCCAACCCGGTGACACCGGCGAACACATCGTGCAGGAAGTCTTCCCAGGTATCATCTTGCGGCGGGTTTGGTCCCGGTACCGCCGGACCCAAGTAACCCGCAAACCGACTGTCAGTGACAAACGGCATCAGGCACTCCCCATCGGTTCCGGTATCGGCGGGTAGTCGACATTGCCCTTCGAGGTGGCGACAGCATGGACAAAACCGCGACCGTACCCGCTGTAATCCTCAAGGAAATTGACGATAAACAACGAGTTACGCCAAAGTATCTCATCCGGGTGAGTGACATTGCCGACCTCGTCACGCGCCGGACCCTGGATGCGGAATGGCGTGTACAGCGAGATCGTCTTGTGCATCATGCCCCACTCCGGGACACGCTGGAGATCGACCGGTGACGCTGCGGTGACAACAGCAAGCGCGGACATCGAGGTGTCCTTGGTCGACACCCGGCCCCGATTGTCGATGTACGCCACACGCCGGATTACCACGATCTGGTCCCAGAACGAGATATCGAATGCGTCGTTGCAATCTAGGCTTGGCATGGTATTCTCCAGCCATGACCATCAAACGATCGCTCATCGAACGAGCCGCCAAGAAGAAAAGTATCAGTCACTCTTACCTCTGTGTCTAATGATGTACGCCACAGAATTTATAAATTGCGCGGTGTCGATCAGCGCCGTGGTGTCATCGGCGGTCATTGCCTTGCGCCGGTAGGTGCTGCCTCTCGACCGGCGGCGGCGCGCGTCCACGGTAGCCTGGGCGAGCGGCGGCGGGATGTTGGACTGGATACGATCCTTGACCCCGTCCACCGCCTTCATCCCCGCCGCGTGGAACGCCTTGTCGGCCTCTTGGAGCTTACCTTCGAATGCCAGGATACCGGCGCGCCTCAGGTAGGGGAGCCACTGTCGCTGGCTCTCTCTGACACCAGGACTGAGCCAGGGACGTGCCGGGATGTTCGCCGCCGGTGCGCCGGTTTCGTGGATGTAACCGATGTTGGCGTTACCGATCGAGGTATCGGTGCGTTTCTCGGTTCCCGTCGCCCGCCCGCCGGTTTCATTGAGGTGCGGCTGTTCAGCATCAGACGGGATACCGACCATAACGGTAGTATTGGCCAGTCGCTTGATCGCATCGGCCACCTGTTGGTGATTGTCCACCAGTACCTCTAGGTGCGGTCCCCGCCGCTGGCCTTGTGCCATCGGTTACTCTGCTTAAGTGTCTCTGTCTAGTCCCACGGGTTTAGTGCCACACCCCCGCACTAGGCTTGAGGTCGCCACTGAGATTGCGGCGCACCGGGCGATTCGCTTCGGCGTCGATAATCGCCGGGGCGAGCGGTTCCTTGTCGAGGATTTCCTGCAACGACTTCACCACCTCGCTGTGCATATCGTGCAGTACCTGATCACTGTCAGGCTGCGGCGGATGGGCACTAGCGGTCGGCTTGGTGCTGCGTGACTGTTCCCTCGAAGCAGGTTCCTTATGTTCCTCGCCCTTCTTCTTGAGCGCGTCACCGTGGTACTCAGCCATCGCCGCGTGATACTGGACGTTGCGTTCCAGCTTCTTGCGCATCGTTGGACTCATTGTTACCTCCTGTCAGGTACGCATCGAGTGTGCGGGTAAGTTCCCGCGTGGCATGGGCTTCCTCGATCGATCCCGGCTGTGCGATCCAAAACGCCTTCAGTGACCGAATGACGTTGATCGTCAGTGTGGTGCGCCGTTCCATAGTCACAACTGGATCGGGGCTGCACCAGCCATTCGCAGGTAGTAGAGGAACTGATTCCCCCACGGTGTCAAACCCCACCACCCTGCGTCTTTTTCCATGCCGATCATGTTGTCGTAACTCAACGACACACCGTCGACCGACTTCGAGGCAGCGACACCGGACCCCGTCAGTGGCATGCTCATATAGGTGGGTCCACCCATCCCCGGCATGCCCGCTCGCTGCGCCATCATGTCCTGGACCGCGAGATTATGCGCTACCCACAGGTGTAAGCCAAGCTGATAAAATTGACCCCAGCGATACTGGTTGATCGCCGGTGTCGAGTTGGGCGGCGAGCACGCCTGATCAATCCAGTACTGCACCTCTTCGTCGGTAAACCGACCCGCGTCGGCGAACGCCGGATAGTCGGCGCGGAACTCCTCGACGGTGAACGCTTCGGCTGTGCCGTCGACGCTGCCCTTGGAGACCTTGACGTTACCGTCCAGTACCAAGACGCGACCATCATCGATAGTAACACTGACACCCAACGTGTAGATCGCACCGTCGACAAAGCCGCCACACAACGCCGTCACCTTGTTGATCTGCGGCGGTGGCGACGGGATGCTCTGCGGCTCGACGTGACTGCTTGGGTCGGGATCGGTTATCGACGGCGGGCTATCCGCTGACAGCACGCATGTCCACGCCGCTTCGGTAATGTTACCGGTCGACCCTAGCTTCTTGCTGAAGTCGAAAGTGAAGAAGTCAGTCTCGTCCGGTCTGATCGCCGGAAAGGGACCGCCGGTCGAGACACGCGCCATGAGTCACCCTTTACCGCTTGCGTGACGCCCAAAACGCCCGGTTGGCTGCGTTCATCGAGCGCAGAGAGTCACCGGTAGACACCGTGGTCTTGGCGGCACCGGGCGTCGAACTGATCGTCGGGGCCGGGATACCCATGCCGAGATTGTTCATCGGCGCGCCGGACTGGACGTTCGAGAACGTCGAGGATTGATCCTTGGCCTTGGCGTCCTTCGAGTCCTTGTTGCGCTCCGGTGCCTTGGCTTCCGTCATCGGACCGCGCGGCGTGCTTTCGGGAAGTGACACCTCGCCCAGCAAATCCTTGTGCGGTTCGGGACCGGGGTACGGACTCGTCATCGGTTGTTCGTCGTTGGAATGAGTCACCGTAGTTCTCCCCAGTCCTGGTACCGTGCGGGAGTGCGTAATCCTTTGCGTCTGCGCATCGACGCCGGAAATAGTTCCTTTATTCTTGCTGGCGTAAAAGACACGCTCGCCCTTTTCGTTGCCATACTGTTCCTGCATGGCACTTTTTATCTTCTCACCCTTTGCATTTAGTGGCACAGTTCCGCCTCCATCGTCAGATGGTAACGAACTTTGTCACCGAATTTACTACCGCCGGGACCGCGTCGATTGAGGTCTTGGATGTAGTAAAAACAGGCATCACGAAAGTAACTCTGATACCGCAGCAAACGCGACGTAACACACGGGTTTCCGACCACACTTCGTACACGGCTGGAGGATTTGCTCGCTCGCGACCCAGGTGTGGTTCACTTCGTCATCACACCGGTCACAAGAAGGTTCCAACCAAATCTCGGTATGATCGGTAACCCGCTGCTTCATCGTTTACCGCCTTTGCTGCTGACCCCCCTGATGCTGCGGATGCTCACCAGTGTCAGGGGTTACGCGCGGCGCGTGACCGCCATTGTCCGCAGCTTGGCGCTGTGCGGCGCTGCCGCTCGGCTGGTCCGCCCTGCCGATAAACCCGGCACCGGCATAGACCTGTGGCGCGCCGGTCAGGACGATCGCTTGCTGCGTGACCGGGTCAGGATGCGGGACATCGAACGGCAGCCCCTTCTCCATCGCCGCCTCGCGGTCCTTGGCCCACGCCTCGCCCGCCTTCATCTTCTCCTCCAGGTTTGCCTTCTGGGCCTCCTGGACAGCCTGCTGAGCCTGGGCGCGGGACTCCTCGACCTTCTTGGCGGCTTCGGCGTCGGCCTGCGCCTGCTTCACCTCAGGGGCGCTGACCTTGACCAGATTCACGATAAACGGGTCTTTCGCCGCAACATCGGGAACCTCGTTCAGTCCCGGATGAAGTACCACCACGGAGCCGCCAAGATTTTCCGGCGTGGCGGGCAACTGCACGATCGTGCGGTTAGTGACAAAAACCATTTCAGGCATGACCTAGCCCTCCTTATTAACTTCCCAGTACAGCGCCTCGGCTTCTCGGCGCGCGTCTACCGCATCCTCAACAGCTATATGCCATCAGCGTAGCTGAAGGTCGACGGGTAGATGAACTCCATCTGTCCCAACCGGCAGTAGTAGGTGGTGACATGATAGATGCCCTGATACTGGATCGGGGTCTTTTGCAGCGGTGTCATCGGGTACCGCGCGCGGAGCGGGTCTTTCGAGTACGCAATCGCGCGGTCCACGGTACCGAGTACCTGTGGCGTGCCACCGACACCCATGCCGATGCCCCACTTGCACGGATAGATTTCGAGCCGCCCGCCGCGCTGCGCCGCGAGGTTG